TGTCATCTTGTGTAGCTAACCATATTTTTTTTGATGGTACACCAGAAGCTTTTGCACCCAATAAAGAACCTGCATTTGATGCTGAAACTATTTCAGTCCTACCTATAAGCATACCCCTTCTAGTGCTGAAACTATAAGTTTTTGCTAATTCTTTGGCAAAAATAGGAATGGGCGTTCCTTCTTTTAATGCTATAGCAACCTTAGCATATATTTCTTTCTTAGTAGTATCATCTATAGAATTCCATATTTTAGTTTTGTTGTCTATTAACCAACTAGAAATAACAACATCCCAATCCACACTAATTTCTTTTTTTAATATTTCTTTAAACTGCGCATAGGTTTCTTGAGCAAATACCTTCATAACACGACCATACACCTTTTCAAAGGCTTCTTGTATGGGTTCACTTGTTACTATGCCTTCTAAATCAAAGTCAATTTTACCAACTCGTTCTACTTCATTTAAGTACGCATTGAGTTGCTTGCGTAGTGCTTTAGTAAATATTCGTTCTGCGTACTTTTCGAAGGACCTAATTTTATTGTCGTAAGCCTTCCATGTCATGTACTTTTTATAAGATTCGATATTTGTCTTAGGTATTGGCATAAATAAAAAACCCTAGACCTTTTCAGAGCCTAGGGTATAGATAACAAAATAAAAGTCAAAGTCCATTAAGAAGTTCTTGTAATACTTGGCTGAATTTTTCTACATCATCAGCACTAAGCCAACCCATAATAAGTGCAGTTGTAAGTCCTATAGCTACAATATTGCGGAGCGTAAAAGCTTCAAGAAGTTCGTTTTTAGTTTGATTCCATTCGCCCGAAACAACTGCCTTGAGTGCTTTACCTAAGAATTGATTAGGCAAGGGCAAAATATCTAATGCTCCATGCAACACTTCGCCTGCTTTGTTTTTTCCTTCAACAGTTTTACGAACAACATGAATAATTTTTAAGTCTTTTAATTTTTTCATTTCATCATTTCCGATATAGCGTTAAATAAAGCACTTGACCCCAAGCCTGCACCAGTTGCCCATGCAATTATTTTTTGTTTAAACTTTTGTAGTTCAACTATTTGTTCTGTGTTCTGGGTAACTTTTTTTACAAGTCCTTCCTGACCGAACTCATTACCTACTAAAGCTTCTTTAATTTCTTGTACATCCTTTGCTAGTACTTCAATCATAGCTTCTAGTTTATTTATATCGTATTTTACTTGGTTTATTTCTTTATCCATAATAGTGCCATATTACGTTTGATGCTTTATCTTTATCCATATCAACATGAATAAAATTCTTTCCAATACCGATGCGATTCAAACCAACAGAAAGTAAGGAATTTATTATTTTATATCTAGTAATACTATCTTGAGCCTTTAAGTCTATTGCCAAGCCTTTTGTGTGGCTACTTGTTCCATCCCTGCCTTGCTCTTGCTCCCAAATTTCGCTTCTAAAGCCCGATGTTGCTATAAATGGTATCTTAGCAACCATCCTTGCTATATCTATTTTCTTCATGAATTTTTCATTCATTTCTTCTAGCTTGCAGGGTGGATTGCATTTGTCAAAATCTGATTGCGAAAAATATTTAAGCTCCGTATTCATTCTTTAACATTTTAATATCATCATCGGTTAATTCATTAGTCGCATCTGGTATTAGATTCATTGGTATGTATCTGTTATTATCACCAACTGGTTGGTAGCCCATTTCGATACGCTTTTCATCAGCAGTTAGCCACCATGCTTTATTTAACCAGTCTACCTTTTCACTATTATCTTTATTCAACGCATCAATAGCTTGGACATCAAAATCTAAATGATATTTCTTACCAGTTGCTTCATTAAATAATGGAACTAAAGAACGATTCAATTCTGAATAATCCCGTGTAAGTTCTGGGATTACATTATCCATATACAACTGCTTGCGAGATTGCTCTTTGTTGGCGTTGGTTTTGTTGTCTGGGTCATTCAATAATTCACTAGGGAAATTGTAAACATTACATATATCCCGTTGGGTCATCTTGCCTGCTTCAATGATTTCTAAATCAACTGGTGGTATGCCAAACTTTTCAAATCCTAGTTTAACACTGGACACTAACCAAGACTTATAATTACTTGGTCCTTGCATATCACGTAAGTAGTTTTCTAGCTGACTACGTTGCATTGGCGTGAGTTGCTCAAGGTCTGGGTCGGTAGGATAAACCACCCCACTAGCACCACCATTTTTTAGGGCTTTACTTAAAGCTTGGTCCCCATCGTTGCCCAATCGTATAGAACGCCTTGCTGCCTTTAATGGACTCATGCCGTAAAGGTGTGAACCAACTGAATCATAGTCAGGATTCCAATACTTCCAATGTACAACAGTTTCAGCAGGTAGCTGATGCCCATCTTGCCCATACATATCTATGATGTAGCCTTTTATAAGACTTTCATACGTTGGGTCTGCCACTATCTTTGTAAACTGTGAAGGCATTACCCACATCTCACCAACTGTGCCATCGCCCAACTGCACATAATGCGTATAGGCGTTGCCCGTTATAAGCTGAAAGCCCTTCATGTTTTCGTACCATTCAGGATAGCCTTGTAATGGATTTGGTCGGGTCATCAACTTAAAAAGTGGGTCCCGTTCATCATGCACTTCATCGAATGCTTGATTCTTTAGTTCAAGAAGATTATCAATCGTTGATTGCTTTGCCTTATCACGATTTGTAGAAGCTAGCCTTTTATACTTAAGTGCTTTTGCTTCGTTCTTAACAACTTGAACTACGGGTGGTACGGCTGATGCCGCTTTAGTGATTCCATTAACAACGCTATAAACATCTGGGTTTAATTCATACCCATCTTCTACATAAGCGTTTTGGGTATCATCCATACTAATGGGCATACCCCTATGAAATCTAAATAACTGTCTGTTTAATTCGTTCACCAAGTTGGTGTTGGGTGCTTTTGTCCTAGCAAAAGGTAGAAGGTCAGATAGAGCCATAATTTACTTTTTAAGTTGCAGTTAAATTAACAAATATTTACAACTATTGAAATAAGCAAAAAAAAACCACTTGACTTTCAAATCAAATGGCATATCTACAGAATGAATGATTCTACTAAAACTTCAATCTTTTGTGTAAATCTTTATACTGATTGTCGTACTTCAATCTATTAGCATGGTCTTGCCTTAAGTGCATAATACTACTATGGTGCATATTAAACAACCGTGCAAGTTCTATATGACTTAGGCTTACCCAGTTAAAAAATAATGAACGGTAATTAACAAACTTAGACTTTCTACTTTTGATAAACAAAGTATCATAGCCTATGTTCATCTTATCGCAAAATTTTGCAATTAATTCTACGTGGTGTTCTTCTAGTTCCCCAGTTACACATTGTTGAAATCTTTTAAAGGCATCTAGTGCTAAGGTGTACATTCTTTTTCTTTTATTAATTGAAGTGAACGTATTAACTGGAAGCTAGCATTTTTAGCTTTACCATTCTTAAAATAATAGATAGGCGTTGTGCCTAGTCCAGTTTTTCTTGCTAGGTCTGGAACGTGCTTATCTTGAAGCCATTCCCATATTTCTTGTTCTTCTTTATGTGGTTGTGTCATTAGTATCCTTGTTTAGCTTCTATTACTTCTTGTGGGCTTGCAAATTCGCCCATAGGCGCTTGACAGTTAGGGCAAACGACTTCATAGTCGTATTCAGTACCGAAGGCATGGCTAAAGCTATTATCTTCGATTTCCAAATCTTCTATTTTTAGTTCTTCGTCTGAACATTCGCATTTAATCATTGTTCTACCCATGTGAGTTCTGCGCCATACATTTTACGTACTTCGTATCTAATACGGTCCGTGAATCCAATCATGCTTTCCCCTTCTAAGCTGAAGTAGGTAAAGTTATGGTAGGCGTGTTGGAATTTTAAATCCATTTCATAATAAGTAATGGGTTCATCTTTCCAGTCTTTGCATTTTATAGTTCTAAGTGTTCCAGTCATTGTTATCTGTATTTTGTTATTTATATTTCTGATTCAGTAAATTCCAAGTTCCATTTATTAAAAAGCTTGTCAAGTCTTTTCTTTGTAACCGAAAGGGATTTGGAAGAAAAGATTATTGTGCCATTAAACCAAATTAAAAAATGTTGGGTTCTTGGTTGGAACATAATCCAACCTGCTCGAAAATCATCTACTTGATGTCTTTCGCAAAATGCTTCGTTATCAAATTCAAATTCTATTCCGTTTATTAATTCTTGCTTTGTCATTGTTCTGTAGGTTTGTTTGGTATTTTGTAAATGTTACTTTTAGTGGTCGTTGCTTTGTGTAATTCTACGGGCAATCACTAACCCTTCAAGCCTGCCTTGTAAATAATTGTATTTTGGTCTGTATTCATCTACATCAAAAGTGCCTTTTTCCCAATCAGCATCTTCTTGCTTTCTAAGCTTTTTAAATTCTTTTCTTATTTCGTCTATTTCTTCATTTATTTGTTTTATAGTATCGTACATAATTCTGTAGGTTTTGTTATCGTTTATCTTACTTAATGATACGGCATTCCTATATTCAATGCAAATAAATTTTTAAATTATTTTTTATTTATGTGTAGAATCGCCCTTTTTAAGTATGTAGGCTATGATTTTTTTTTAATTTTTTTTTAGGAACGGGTGTTCCTTGTTTTAAATCAAAGAAATATCTAGGGTTTTTTTCTTCATTCGGTCCATGATTGTGTACCTGCCTGCATCTATACCGTGGTTGAAATCATCTATGGGTTTGTTGGTAGGTGAACCACTTCTATCTTTTGCCCATGTGTAGCTACTAAATTCTTCTATTAGGTCCTTGCTTTGTGCGTGTATTTTGATTGGGTAGTCTTGTAGCAACTGGATTCCAAACATGACAGAATCTTTACCTTTCTTAGCAGGCTTGACCCATACACCATGGTTTCTTAATTCAGCTATGCTTTTAGGTTCAGCACTATCTGCTACTATTTCATCCGTTATGCCCAGTTCTTTGATTAAACGGCTAATATGTTGGTTAGTAAGTTGCCTTCGGTATATGTGTTGCTTCCAGTATAAAGCACCACCTGCATAGCGTATTTCGACAAGGGCAGTCGGGTCGTTTGTGTATCCCCAGTCAAGACCAAAGCATCGCCACTTATAATTTTTTGGAAAGTCGTTTGTAGTTTCAAAGTTAGGAAACACCAATCCTTCTAGCCTACCCACTTCACCTAGCCCATAGACTTGCCATCTGTATTGATTAGCCGTGCCTGCCTTTATGTTTTCGGGCGTAGGTTCGTAGCTTTCTATCTTCTTCTTAATGCTAGATTGTATGAACGCATTATCACGGTAAGTAGAAATAAACCAATCCACGTCATCACGACCGTAAAGCTTTTCGTGCGCCCAGAAGCTTGCCGAAGGATTAAAGTCAATGATGGTCTGGTAAGTAGTACGCATACTAATCTGTTCGAAAATACCATAGTCTATGCCGTTTGCTTCGTTAAAAAATGAATGTGTTCTTTTACCACTTCTTGCATCTATTTCATCATTGTATGAATTAAATTCAATCTTAGAGCCACTAGCAAAGCTGAATACCCTATTGCTTTTATTGTGGTCCTTGAGTTCCTGCGTAAAGAATGGGTCATTAAATATAATTGTTTGTGCATCACGATACGCACCCACCCTTAAGTTAGGTATGTCTTGACCAACAACAGTAATGACTAAATCATTTTCTGTGCAGGCTTTCATTACTAGGGCTTGCAGTATAGCAAATGTCTTACCAGAAGATGTTCCCCCTTGATGAACTACATAAGGCTTGTCGCTATTCTGTGTAAGCGTATAAAGCTTTGTTACATCTAAGTTATGGTTCAATGACCCGTACAGTTACCGTGTCTATCTTTTCACCATCAGTTGTATGGTCCACACTTTGTTTGGGTTGCCCATACCGATAGGATAGCCAAGTTTTGATTGCAGTATCTGAACCTTCATTAACTCTAAGTGCTAGCTTCTGCCATACTTCAATAGGTGCTAGTGTAGCATCCATAGCTTCTAGCATAGCTATTTCATTAGCCTTTGGCTTTCTACCTGCCTTTCCTTTAGTTGAATGCCCACCGTTATTTCTTCTACCATCTGCCATACATACAATTTAATAAAAAATAATTAATTAAATTACAATCCCCTTAATTCGTATTCAGACTTTAACCGTTTAAAGAATGAATTTGCTCCACCAGTATTGAATAAACCACCAATTAAATCGCCATCATTTAACATCTCTACTATATCATAAAGCCTTGATATTTCTACGTTTGTAAACTCTTTGATAGTCCTAGATTTACTTTGGTTGTAGGGTAATTCATTCTTAGGAATAAATTCATCAGCGTTTAATTTAAACCAGTCGTTAAAACACCTAGCTAGTGCAGATATGTTATTACCATGCCTTTTAGCTACTTCGTAAACGACTGCCATCATCCATACCCCATAGACTGAATCGAATCTAATATCGTCTGGGAATATTGGGTTGTTGACTGTTATGGTTTCATGCAACCTAACTAGATAATCCTTTAGTGCTTTCTTGTCAGTTGGTAGTTCCTTTGTAGCACCAATGTCAATATGGAACTGGTAAAGGGTGTTTAAAATGTTCGTATCGTACTCAAATTTCATCTGTAACGAACGATAATTCTTTACTTCATACTTTGTATCGGCTATGCGTATTTCCATTAGAATGGGTTTTCAAATTTGTTATCTTTTTGTTTGGTGAATTTTACGTAATTGTTTGCCCATGTGCTAGCTTGAAGTTTCCATCTTTTAATTTTTCTACCATTCTTTTTCCAATCTAGTGATTCATAATGGTTGATAAAGTTTTCAGCTTCTAGTGTTATATGGGTGCTACCAATCTTATCAGTTTCAGTAAAATATTCTTCTACTTCCGATAGTGTGGGTATTATATTCTTTTCATTCTTATCATTCTTTACATTCTTTTCATTCTTAGTAGTTGTTACTTGTTTGTTAGTTGTTTGTTGCTTGTTTGTTAGTTGTTTGTTGCTCCGTGTGTTGCTATCGGAATCTACGTCTTGGTAAGTGTCGTAGTTGCATACATTTACAACAGTGCCACGTCTGTTGCTTTGTCTGTTGATTTCGCCAGTACTTTCTAGCTTCTTAAAAACAGTTCTTAATTGTTGGGTAGTGATACTTAATTCATGCGATAATATTTCCAAACTTGTAACAAAAGTACCCCTTTTAATGACATCACCCCTATAACGCTTATCTTTATGATTAGCCTTTAGTAAACAATGTAGGAACACCCTTGTACAGTTTGGTTCATCGTACCATTCCCATTCTAAAAACTGTCTGTGCAGTTTTATCCATCCTTTGCCCATAGCTAGAATGGTAGGTCATCATCTATGTTGTTCATATCTACTTTAACAGACTCTTGCTTTGGTTCTGATTTACCCCCAAGCATTTCAAGCCTATCACAAATGATTTGCGTACTGTAACGTTTTTCACCGTTCTTTTCATATTGGCTTGTAGTAATAGAACCTTCAACACATACCAAAGAACCCTTCGTTAAGTATTGTTGGGCTATTTCAGCCGTTTTGCTAAATGCCACTATGTTGTGCCATTCTGTTTTATCTTCACCCTTTACTTTTTTGCTAGTTGCTAAGGACCAGTTGCATACGGGTGTGTTTGTTTGTGTGAATCTGGTTTCTGGATTTGCACCCAGTCTACCTATTAATATTACTTTGTTCATAATTGTATTGACTTTTCTTTTGCTATTTTTTCTGCTTCTTGTTTATAATACTGTGCTAGTTCCATAACTTCAACCTTATTTAGCTTTATCATGCTCCTAGACAGTTGTTCTAAGTAATCTGCCGTTCCTTCACCGTATAGTAAATCTATTTCGATGCCGTGTCGGTACTGTTCACCTGCGTTGTATTTGTTGCAGGATTGACATTGTGCGTGTGCATTCTGTTCGTG